AGACCTCTCATAACGAGAATACTCACCAGTGCTACGCAAGAACCTAATAGCATCATCGTAAGACCTTATACTACCAGCAGGCAAATCCTTTAACTTGGTGAACATGGCAGCATTCCTGGCATTCCTCTCAAAGCCAACACCATAATATATAACCCTGTTTACAGCCTTCTCAATAGAACCGTATGACTTGTTATCATCCATCAACACACCATTATTAAAAACATTGTCAAAAGCCTTCATATGACCAACCCTAGCCATTTCATCACCAAGACCATTCTCACTACTACCCCTCCTGCCAATGTCCTCAATCATATGAGTCAACTCATGAACCAACGTGGCATGAAAAGTATAACCTTCTTCATTTTCACCATTTAATACTCTATCTGGATTGATGAAAATAACACATGGCTTACTAAGATAAATTGGAGGTATGGCATAAGAAGCACGAAGATTCATGGTGGTTGGACGTACCTCTAAGTAACCAAAAGGAAGACCATTGAATGGAATGGTAAACGAATCATAATTCCCATTACCCCACATTTGATTTACCTTACCAATTATAAAGTCAACAACATCATCAATATTATTGGGCAGGCCATAATATTCCATGATTAACCCACATTGACCCTCATTAATGTATACCTTTCTATTGTTATCTCTAATATTTAGAATCATACCATTAATATATTATGTATATAAATAATACATTATTCTCTTTTATTTGTAATACATGCTATTAAATTATCTATATTAGTAAACGTATTTTTTTCTGTATATATGTTCTTGAATTTATCGTCATTTAAATAATCAATACCATTAACATTATCCTCGTTAAAATAATAGAAAAGTTTAATATTCGCATCCTTACAGCATTTGCTAAAAATAAAGCAGTTCTATAAAAAAAGCAAGATTTTTTTTTCCAAAATTTTTTTTCAAATACCCAGGCAAAATAAAACAGGGGGGAGCTTCCTGGAAACAATAAATTTTTTTCCAGAATTTTTTTCCTGGGACTCCAATAAAAATAAAAAAATACCACCCACTTCCTGGAAAATTATTTTTTTTAGAATCACCATATGGAAAGAACTGTTCCACACCTCAAACGTTAAAAATAGGGGGTAGGGGCGGTAGGGACATAGGTGGGGGGGTACCCCCACCCCATACCCTGCCGATGTAAAGATTTTTTATCCCCTATATAGTATATATATATTTCGTTGTAAAGATTTTTTAGCTAACTTATGGTATAACAACATAATACAAGCTAAAATTAGCCTTCTCTGAGCGTTTGTTTTGGGTGTACCCTTATAGTTATACCTTCGAAGGTAGAAAAGCCCGTGACGGGCTTAAAAATGCCCTTAAAATTGATTTTTCGTATAGGGTTGTGGTTGGTCGTGCATACGTGCTTGTACGTGTATTGCCAGGAGCCCTGGCGAATAGGCACAAAAAAAACCTATCCGTTTCGGGATAGGTCTTTCGTGTAACTTGCAGCGTGCTATTGTTTAGTATGCTGCGGCCACTGCATAGGCAGGGGCGGGTTCGGGTTCGTAGTCGAAATCAGTGATAGCAATTTCGTAGGTGGTGTGGTTGGCAGTGATACATGTCACGTTGCGAACACTGACGGTGCGATACTCTACGGGTGCGTAGGTCTTAGATGCCTTAGACGTGTAACGTTTCTCGGTCTGCTCGTCTTTCTCGGTGTAAGGCAGTCCGTTGTTGAACTTGCCGTCAGCATAGTTAGTGCCGTTCATATAGATGATGCAGGGGTTGTTAGTGGACTTGTAGCGCATCAGCAGGTTAGGGATAAGGGTTTCGATATTATCGTTGCCGCCCTTGGTGTAATCTTCGCCCAAAGCCTTAGACATGGCACGTTCGTAGTCAATGCCAAACTGATAATTAACGTGATAGCGGTTAGTAGGGTTGAAGCCTAACTCGCTAATGTGGATTTTCTCGCTGCCGTCGGTAGGGTACTTATTCAGTTTAATGCCTACCTCCGCATACAGGGTTACAAACTGGCCGCCCAACTTAGCGGCTTTTAAAATCTCTACCATCTCTTTGAGTGTGGTTACTCTTACAACTTGATTTGCCATAGAGCTAAAAAATTTTGTTATTAATAATGTTAATTGTGGCGTGAAATTCAATTTCACGCTGCAAAGTTACGATATTTCCAAATAATAACCAAAGAATTTAAGTTTTTTTAAGAAAAAAGTTTTCCTGAGCCCTTCAGTAGGTTTTCAGGTACAAAGATACGGAAACGGATGCAGGTGGATGCAGATTTTTATACGTATAGTTCAAAAGTAATTTTACAAGCCTATATTTGGTTGCAGGTCTTAATAATATTATTACCTATGTTGTTACTTCGTAACAATATATTAAGGGGTGCTGGGTTGTGGGTTGCAGGCTGGTAATGCTGGCAGGCTGGCTTATTTGCTGGGATGCAGGTGTAATATAGTGTTATGGCTACGTTATGTATACTTCGTATATATAACATAGACATAACGCATATTAAGGTGCTTGGTTGTGGGTGTTGGGCATGGCTTCAGCATAAGCATATATATTGTCACCCACATACACAAACCTGCATAAATCGCTCCTGCTGGCTTATTTTGGGTGTGGGTGGGTAATATATCCCCAAAGGTGGTATTATGCGCTTAGAAACGAAATAATGGGCATTTACGGGCATTGTATGTGTATGGGTTAGAATATGCTGGTGAAATGGGCAGCCTGTACTTTTTCAAGTCCAATAAAAAAAACCTATCCCGAAACGGATAGGTTTTTCCTGCTGGCTGATGCTGGGTTATTTTCTAAACTCCACCGCAAATAGGTCTTTTTGTTCCATGTTGACGAACACTAATTCCTTCTTTGCTCTGGTCAATGCCACATAGCGTAGATTCATTTCCTGCTCTAATTCCCAATCCTTCTGACCCTTCCAAGTCAAGGGGAGCTTGTTCGGGAGTAGGATAACGACCCTATCAGACTCCAAGCCCTTCGACTTGTGGCAAGTGCTAAGGGTTATGGCATTGGCTATATTGGCATCATTAAATAGCTGCTCAATAGTGTTCTTAACCTGCTCCAAATTGGAAATGTTTTCACCAATACAAAGGATGCAATCTACTCTGTCACAATAGGCAATATAACGTCCGCTTTCCTTAGCCTCTTCGATAGTCATATTATCCTTCTTAGAGATTTCACGAGCCAGCTTTTCCTTCTCATTGGTTGCCCATGTATCGAAGCCCTTAATAGTCTTAGCCTTAGACTTGACAATCATAGAGATTAAGCCGTTTGCGATGTCACGACCTTTAACGACTGCCGTCACGCCAGCACGTATCAGTTTCAGACACATAACCACCAAGGGTGCAGCGGTACGGCAAAGCACCATATCATTGGGCTGGAATGTGTCCAAGGTAAGGTTGCTGATGCTGGATACTTCGCCAGCAATTGCACCAGCGTGGGCTTGAATTTCGGGTACGACTTCTTGTGCAAGTTCGATGATACGATAGCCACAGCGGTAATTAACTGATAGGGGGAGTTCCTTAGTGTTAGGTAGGGTGGCAATCTTATTGAACGACTGGCAATCGGCTCCAGCGAAGCCGTTGATAGCCTGTCGCCTGTCACCTACGGCTACGAAACGACCGCCCTTAGCGGCTGCAAGCATCAGTTCACGCTGGGCTGCTGATAGGTCTTGACATTCGTCAATGAACACTACCTTATAGCTGGGTATCTGCTGGGGATAGGAAAGCGGCAATACCAGCATATCGGTAAAGTCGATTTCCAGTTTGCCGTTAAGGTCTAACTGGTAGGCATCAGCCAGCAACATATTCACTACACTAACTTCGTTAGCCAGCGGAACGATAGAATGTTCGTCGCATATAGCATTGATAGCGTAGGTGTCGCCCTGCTGGATAAGATTGATACGACACAAGTTGAATAGCTTATCGGCATTGTTAAGGGCTTTAATATAGCCCTTATCGTCACGATTGAGCGAAAGCATATTATCGTTCTTGATAATATTAATATACTTACGGTCATTAATATCGAACTTACGGTCTTTACCAGCAATCTTTTTCAGCACGGAATAGCCGAAAGAATGCAGGGTTGAAACGTCGGCATAATTGCCAATCTTATAGGATAACTCTTTCACGATAGAGTTATTAAACGCTAAGAACTTAACGTCGAACTTGCCCAAGTGGAGTCGCTTGCAGCATTCCACAATTGTGGTAGTCTTACCACTACCAGCAACCGCATTGATAGCCAAGTTTGTGTTTCCTTTTTCAACCTCGTTGAAAATGTTCATCTGGAACTTCGAAAAATTCATTTTGCCCATAATAGATATTAATTTAAATTAATAATTAAGTGATTTTGGGTGCAAAATTAGTGCTTTTCCAGCAAACCGCCAAACAATTTATAAAATATTAACAATTTTTTCAAAACGTTTACAATTAGCCTGCTGGTGATGATACTGGCTGGAGTTTTCCGATTTCTTTACAACCGCCAGCATATACTATATATGGCATAAAAAAAAAAATTACAAACCGCCAGCTGGGAAAAACTGGTAGGCTGGAGATAGAACACTGGGTGTGTTGGTGTACTACCCAGCTGGTACACTGGTTCGCCTATATATAGATTAAATATATATCATAGCGTGTGTATGCGTAGAGCAGGACAGGTACTCTGGCAACACGTCATCCAGAACACGTTACGAACACACACTCCTGCACTTGGCAGGACAGGTGCGTCACCCAGCACGTTACATGCTACGACACCTGTGCTGGTTATTGCGTACCTGTGCCTGCTTGCTGACGTACCCATAACCGCAGGCGACGCACCTTGTGCTGGTGCGCACACATAATAAAAAAATCCTGCCTATCTTCGCAGACCAGCAGGAACGTATAAAATCTAAAACATGAATAACTAAAAACTTTTATTATTATGAGCAAATCGAGTTATATCTATTCTATGTACTTTTTTAAGTCTTTATAAAAACTTATCTATCTTCGCAGACCAATAAGTTAAACACACACAAACGATAAAAACATCCTTTAAATATCTATTATACCTACATATTCACTATGTACTTATTTAAGTCGGTGCAAAGTTAGGCATTTTATTTCTAATAACCAAACCTTTTAACATTTTTTATACACCGAACTTATAATCTGCCTTTACCAAACCACTTGGTGACTTGATAATGATATGCAGTTTGGTTTGGTTACTGCCATACCATTCACTCTCTTGGTATTGGGCTATCTCATAGTCGTAATCATCTCCGTGACTAAAACACTCTTCCACATCAAAGCCAAAGCTATCCTTGCTTGTCCTATACTTACGAATGGTATCAATGATAGCCTGGCACTGCTTGGCATCATAGCAAAGGTATCTCCTATTGCCACACTCACTCCAAGATGAACGTTTGCCACATACTCTTGCATAGAACACTTCCGTTTCTCCAAGTGACTTGTTAGCATATTTCTCCAACATCTTATATAGAGTAATGAACTCCTTGCAGGGTTTGGCATATATCTCTACTCTCTCAAAACGTGTTTCCTGCGGTGTCCAATATCCGTCACCATAGGTTTGGCTATATACCTTGCATCTAACGTTAGATAGAGCAACCGCATCATTAAGAATACGGATAAATGCTACGTCATCTACCTGCTTGTCCTTATACTCGTAGATAGTGCTATCAAACTCAATCTCCGTTCTTGACCAATGCCACTTACCATTAAGGCGGCTACCCCAATTGTTTAGGCGAATGTCTAACTCGCAGTTGGTTCTGCTACCCATCTGCTGGAAGGCCTTTTTGATGTAGTCAGCAATGTGCTTGACCAATCTCTCTTTGGATAAATTCTCAATTCTTACCATAATGCTTTTTGTTTAAATCCCACCACCTGCGTTGGTGGTGGGTGTTGTTAATGTTAAAGGTCAATAGCAAGATAATTGCCACCTCTCTGCCCCGTCCTGCGGTTGTAAACGTCCTCAATACGTGCGTTGATGAAACCCTTCTCCCTGCAATACTTTGCCAAATCCTCGGCATAGTCACGGCAATAGCGAGTAGTCCATACTACAATGTGACGTGAGCCGTTCTTGATTTGACGTTCAATATCGTCAACGTGTTCTTTGTTAGGCTCAAATGCCTTTGTGTACTGCTTTGCTTGTTCTGCGCTAATCATAATGTTTAAGTTGTTAAGTTGTACCCTCGGACTATCCTTGGGTTTCCGTTTGCAAAGGTACAAATAAAAATTGGAACTACAATGGATAGTCCCAATCTTTTATAATATTTTAACGAATGATATATACGTCTTCTTTAACGTCAGTCTTTTCGTAGGTTATCTTTTCACCCATTAGCCTGGCTGCTCTCCTGCACTCCTTTACTGCTTCCCAATTGCAGCCAGTAGTCGTGCGATAACACCAGTCACCTCGCCACCAATCTACTGAATAGATATTGGTCTTCTTTACAATCTTTCTTGCCATAGTATTATATATTTAGTCCGTTTTGTCTGGCGAAATAAAATGCCAAGTCATAATACTCTTCATCAGAAAAGCCCTGCTCTTCTAACTTTAGTGTGTAATCCAGAATCATCCTCTGGGCATCAGTAAAATACATATTGCTAATCTGGGTCAATGTGTCATCACCAAATCGTGATACATCAAAGTCCTCGCTACTGCCTTTAAGACCCAGACGATTGACTATTGTCCTCTTGATAGCTATTCTGATGTCAGAATCGTTGTAATTAGGGTAATCGGACGTTTCTACCACGTCTTTGCACACATCATCCAGAATAGCGTTCTGGATACTACTAATCTCGCTGTAATCCCACCATTGGAAAAGGTTAAGGATTTGCTTCCAAACGTTTTGCCTAAGTTCTTCCATACCAATAAATTTATTTGTTGAATTTAGTTGTTAATATTTAAACCCGCCACCACTTTGATGGCGGGTGATGCTGCTTTTACTTTGCCATAGCATTAAGTTCCTTCTTGATGCGTCTGGCGACCTCTCCACGCCACGTTAAGGCGTTTGCAAGGAAATAGAGTACAATGCTCTTGCCAGTATCAAAGCCGTAGTTATCAGTAACTCTATCTAAGCACATCATTGCTTGAAGATACGGAACTGCACCAAAATAAGGGTTCTTCCAGTCCTTCTTAATCTCGGCTGCGATTACACTAAGTGAACGACTCTCGATGTTTGCTTTCTTTGTTGCCATAATGATATTGTTTGTTAGGTTTACCCTCAGACCATCTTCGGGTTTCTGGGTGCAAATTTAAGAAAAAAAATCGGAACTACAATGGATAGTCCCGATTTTTTATATTATTTTAACAATTCTCTTTAGATATACTTAACCAGCAACATCATAGCATTATCGTTAGCCTTTATCTTCTTGATAGCGTTCTCGAAGATTTGACGAACGCGTTCCTCCGTCATTCCAAGACGTTCAGCAATGACAAACTTGGCTACGGGAATTGTGTCGATACCAAAGATGTCACAAACAATAGTCTTTTCCCTTATAGTAAGTATTGCGTTCATAGCACGCAAAATATCAGTCAGAAGGTCTGCATTACTTTCCTTGTCAGTATGCTGGCAATAAACGTCTGCCAGCGTTGTGTCTGAATCATCATAGGCTGGAGCATCAAGCGAATCGTGGCTATTTGGTGAGGTCTGATGATAGTCAGAAACAATACGTGATTTATGCTTGATAGCGTCCAAGATATACTTGCGGATGCTGAACACCGCGTGACTGATGAACTTAAAACCCCTTGTTACGTCGAAGGTATCAATGGCTTCCACAAGTCCGATACTACCCTCATTGAGAAGGTCTGAAATAGTGAGTGAAATGCCGCAATAGCCCTCATATTGTTTGGCTACCGACGCAACAAAACGAAGGTTGCAGTTTATCAGCATATCCTTTGCTCTTTTGTCACCATTTTGTGCCGCAAGCATAAGATTAGTTTCCTGCTCTCCAGTCAGAACTGGAAAGTGACTAATTGTCCTAAAATAAGCATCCAATTCTGGATTGCGCATCTTTTTTTCAATTCTAATTTGTTTCATAATAATAAGTGGTTTTAATTAATACCTTTGCCGTGTGCATTGGTTTTCGCTGGCAAAGGTAAGAATTAATTTTTATACTGCCAAATATTTTAAGATTTTTTAATAAAAAAAGTGACTGACTCTATTCACATAGAGCCAGCCACCAAAGCAATAATATCACATACTCTCTCTAAACACTTTCTTATATATGGCAATCAATTCTTCTTCGGTTTTACCTTCCAACTCATTAACGTGCTCGTTGGCATATTTCTCCACCGCCTTCTTACCATTGCAGTATTGTTTGTATCTCGGTGTCGTAGTGGCATAGGAGAAAGGCAGGTTACCAAGCCTTAGGTAGTCATAGAAATAGTCGAACACTGGGTTTACTACCTTATAGTTCAGTAGCTTTGCTATACGTTGTGCCTGCTCCCTCTCTGCTTTCTCAATGTATGTATAGTATATATACTCGGCAAGGATGCAGCGGATGACGTTTGCCACCTCGTCAGCATTGTACCTAAAGCCACCTAACCTGCAAGAACCACGATACCCATTGCAGGAATTAAATTCCGTATAACTGACACTTGTAGATGTATCAGTGCTATCATCCTGCACATAGAGCATCAGTATAGGCTTATCGCATTTAGAGATATACAAAAACTCAATGGTGCTATCCCAATTGTTGCCTGCCCTACGGTCAGAATCAATCCAAAATTCACCATTACCATTCTTGCACTCATTGATGATGCGCAGGATTGTGGCAGACGTTGTTTTACGAATCTCCTGCGGTGATGCAGTCTTGATGTAATGTAAGATGTTCTCAGCAGGTGTGCTGCTGAAAACCATTTTGTTAATGTCGATAAACTTTTCCATAATGTTGTTATTTAATTGGTTTGACTCCGCAAAGTTACGAATAAAAATCGGAACTACAATGGATAGTCCCGATTTTTTATATTCTTTTAGCATTAACCTCTCATCGCTATTTCTCCATAAGCGACCATAATATCACCATAATGGATGTCCTTGTGCGTAAGGTCATATAGACCACGATAGTCAAGGATGTAGTCCTTCTGACGACTGGTAAGTTCCTTTAGCCTTGGATAGGTCACAATGATTTTCTTTGGGGCGTTCTTGTCTTTCCTGTCGATGCGATAACAGGTTGCTTTGCCATTATGGCAATGGCAATTGTAAACGTGTTCCTCGGCGTCACCGAAGAACTTTTTGTCGGTGAAATAAATCTCCTCTTCAATAATCATTCTCTTTGTCATAGTCTTGTTGCTTTTTAGATTTCGTTAATTAAATTGATTTGACGTGGCAAAGGTAGCAATAAAAAATGGAACCACCAAGAAATAGTTCCATCTTTTATGTTCTTTTAACAATTATCGTTCATATATAGTGTATATATTATATTAGCGCACGACAATCACCTTCTCAACAATCTTGATGTCCTCATAGTAGTCATCGCTGGGGTCGTTGATGTAGAATGATGTGTCAGTATTTTCAACTTCAAACATTTCATCATAGTCACTATCACAATATCCACTGAAATGACCAGCACCGTCATTTATTATGCCAAACACTTTTTGACTCATAGTTTTCTTGGCAGTCTCCAGATTGGCACATGGAGTAGTGCTTATGACCATCTGCCCATCTACGTTGCTCTCCTGTAATACTATATATACTTTCTGGAGACAATAGGGGTGGAATATAACATACTCACCCAGAAGAATCTTTGCAACCTGTGACCTGTCAGCTAATGGTATAATCGTGTAGTAATCACGTAACCAATCCATCAAATCACCATAGATAGTCTGGCGTTCGCTATCACTCTCCAGACTGCTCTTGCCAAGTATATTCTCAACTAAGTCTGGATGCTTAGTCATAATCTCTTGGTAAATCTCTGATATATTCATAACCTGTGCGTATTAAATAACTTACTTGTACTGATTTAAGTACGTTTACTTAGCATCGGTAATCTGAAAGCTATCCACTTCTGCATCCAGAACTTCTACTACTTCATCCTCTGGTGTTGGGGTGAAATCCAGATGTTCGATAATGTCCTCTGGGCTTGTTACATCGGTGTCAACAATGATGTTGAGCGTGACCTGCATATAAATCTTATTCATAACCTTGTGTATTTAGTTGTTAATAATGTTTACAATCTGATAGCCATAGCACCACTTTCCGTTTGATAGAATAAACGTATAATCCTTGTCACAACCGAAGGGTGCGCTATCAACACTCCTGCCGTTCTTCTCGCCACGGCTGCAATGCTCAATGCTCACTACTTTTGCAGTAAATTCCTTACCGCTAAAAGTGGTGAAAGCCACCTCGTTTCCTACTTCAATTCTTTTATTTTCCATAATCTTATTATTATTATTATTAAATTGATGCTGCAAAGTTACGCAAAAACCATGAAATAACCAAATAATTAGTGTTAAAAAAAACTAAGGGTGTTGAGCAAAGAAAAGAAATCGTCTTATATCATCCGTAGAGTAACCATGTTAAGGTCTCTGCCTCGTAGCTTTACCTCGAATACCGAACAGCCTCTAACCCATTCCTCTGGAGTCTTGCTGTCTGGCTCGTACATTCCACAACATTCATAACTTGCAATCACCTCGATGCCGTTCTCACCCTCGTACATCATCTGGATTACGTTCTTATCCTCTGCCTTACGAGCAAAGCTGTTAACTTGTCTCACTAACTTACTTAACTTATCCAGTTCATAGTCATCGCTATCAGTGTCATAGATGCTGCGAAGCCGTGCCAGTTCTCTTTCCTCGAACTTCTCCAGTTCCAGTATGTAATCACGTTCTTCTGAAACGCCCTGCCAGTTCAGTTCACGCTCGAAGCGTATAGCAGCATCACGCACCAGTTCTACAGCCACGTCGTAGCCTTCAACATCTGACATATTATAAATCTTCTCGTACATATCAGCAGACAGCAGGATAAATGTTTCAGCCAGTTTGTAGGCGTTACTACCAGTAGTCTTCACATACGCCTCATTCTTAGGACCACAATCCAGTTTACCATACCTCATACACACGTCGTACTGGTTGATGCTGTCATAAATACCATTGTAGTCGCAAATGCTGTTCTGCCGTCTTGTGCTATTCTTAACAACCTCCATTTTTGGATAGGTCATAAAGAGTCCGCTGCCGTCGGTAGCATAAGCAATGCCGTCGTAATACTCAAATTCAATCTCACACTCTCCATTCTCGTCGAACTTGTAGAGTTCGTTAAATGGGTACTCCAGTTTCTTAAACGCCCTGCGATTTGCAGGAATGTCGTACACTAATAAGGTGCCAACAAAATTCGGGATAACTTCAAATTTTCTTTCCATAATTCAATTGTTTAATTGGTTTGACGCTTGCAAAGTTACCAAAAAAAGTTGGAATAACCATGAGTTACCCCAACTTTTTAACATTTTTTAATGAGCTGCATGTCGCTGTGCTCTGTCGTACCGCTTGTTGTAGTTGCGGAATGACTTCTTTAGCTCGTGCAGGGCTACCTGTGCCGCACGAACACTGGCACGTCCCAGAGACAGGGAGACTGATAGCTCAGCTACTACAGAATCCTTTGACTTGTCATCCCAGATGGGCGTAATCTGTTCTCTAAGTGACTTGTTCTTTTCCTCCTGTTCCTTAAGACTCTTTCGGATGGAGTTCTGGGCGTGAGCTATGCCACGCATTCTTGCTAATGTCTTGTTCATAACGTTATGCTTTTATAGTTTATATATAATACTTACTGCCAAGGCACGAGTTTAAACCAGACAAACAGGGCATCACTTCCGTCGCCTCCTGTAGCTCCGTCTGGAGAATAATGCTTGCAGTTGAATACCGTCGGGTCAACATCATCAACACCCCAGTTACAGCAACCTATGGGGTCATCCTCGAAAAACTCCTGTGCCTCTCCAAAACCCATTGAAGCCAGTCTCTTTACGTCATATAACTCTGGATTAACAGAAGCATGTAATATGCGAATCTTCATACACGTACACGTTTTATAGTTTACAAGGGCATAACAGGTACGTCTTCAATACCGAATTGGTATCTACCCATCTGACACTCCAGCTCGGCTGTCTCATTGTGAGCCAGTTCCCAAGCCACAGAGCCACATACACCTTTTCTACCAAAGCCACAGGCTTCTAACTCGTCTCCAATCTTTTCAACCACCTTGATGTCTCGCAAATCCTGTGAGCTGTCCACCACCAGAAATGCTGACTTGTGGTTATCATCCATGTCCACATAATAAAGGACTCTTGCTGTCTTACTCATATCTAAATCGTTTTATTTGTTATTTAACAGGGGCAAAGTTACGGAAAATATCTAAATTAACCAAACCTTGCCCCAATCTTTTACCAATCTTTAACAAACTTTACATATACTGACGTATCATTAACGCCTCTCCCGCGTAAATAGTCCTCCAGTACTTTTTTAAGTCCATCAATAAGACCCTCTGGATTATCCAGACGCTTGCGCTTAGTTAATGTATATATTTCAAACTTCTCTCTGAAAGGGAAATTTCTGGCAATATCTTCTTCCAGTTCATCATATTTTCCCTCTGATAGCATACCCGCCTCGTAGTGAAAGTTCGCATCATCAAGTCTGTCTTCCAACAGGATTTTCATACGCTTATCAGCCTTCTTATGCTCCTTTACAATCTTCATCAGAGACTCGTAACCATAAGCCCACTGGCATTTATGATTTGGCTTATATACATACTTCTCACGTTCAGCCTCGGTGAAATAAATCTCCTTACCAGAAATCATAGCATCAATGCGATTTTTTAGTTCAGCTATCGCCTTTTCCGTCACGAGATATGCCTGTGAAGGTCTGTTCTCATCACCTTCCTTACAGAACTCGTAATAGGTCTCTCTCTTGGTCTCATACTGCTTGCTCATCAAGTAGCACCCACTATAATGACTATACCAATGATGAATAGCTAAAACCTTAATGATGGCAAAACCCTTATAGGCTTCCACCTTGTTTCTACTTCTGGTTATTCCATCTGTCTTACTCATAGTTGTAAAATTGTTAAGTTGTTAAAATACTATCACCTCGCCAATAGGCTGATGAAAATCACCCAGCCAATCATCCAACGTGTAAACATCTGCATTTTCCTCAATGGCTCGTGCCATATACTCAACATACTCTGTGTCTGGTTCTGGCTCGTTCTCGGCTTCTTCAAGCCAATCTTCTACCATATCAGCATCGGCTTCTTCAAGAGTATAATTGCCAAATCTGCGGCTAAAATCGCCCTCCAAAATCTTAATGGCAATGTCGTTTTGTTCACTTGTCACTCCCAGAGTAACCACCTTTGTGCCATTAGTAAGCACGTTTTCAAAATTTTGTAATTCCATAATACCTAATATTTAATTATTTGACACGGCAAAGTTAGCAAAAAAAATCGAGAAAACCAAATGTTTCCCCGACTTTTTAACAAAATTTATAATTATGGACACTTACAGCCTTACCATCCATACACCTTTGCCACATAGGGGCGCAGGCTTCTGGTAGCTTTTCTAAATTGTTCTTCTGTCATACCCTCATAGGCAATAGCGTTTATAAGGTTTTGAGCCTGTTCACGGCTCTTTGCAACCCTGTAAAGGTAGTAATTAGTGCCGTCGTGATGCGAAGCCCTACAGCGGACGTTATGCTGGTCACAATACCAATCCACGTAGTCACAATCTGACGATAGTATATCCTTAACGTTAGTGCCAATAATGCCACCACCATTATGTCTGCCATCCCAGAGTCCAAGGTCAACGAAAGCGACGATGCAGCCATCCACTTCAATATCCAGATTAGCCCTTTCGTCATAGAGGTTAATATCACATTCCTCGTTGTAAGCATCATAGGATATTTCAACCTCGTTTTCTTTCTGTATTTCTTCTGTCGGATAGTCAATAAGCATACAGGCTTCCCACTTGTCGTAGTTGTCGTTAGTCCAGATGACTCTGTGATTAACATCAATGTAGTTATCAGACGTAACAGGTCGAGCGCACATCATTTCAAAATGCCGACGCACATCATTCTCTGTACCATTATCGAAGTTAGCAGCCTCAACCTTAACGAGTCTGTGCCTGTTTGGTGAAGTTGTGGCATCCCACTTATCTTCATACATAACACCACGCAGCCATTTGCCTGCCTTACCTTCGTGCTGGTAAATCTTCAATAGTCTGTTGGCCAGACGATACCTTGATAATAACTTGTTCTCCATAACTTTATAATTGTTAAATTGTTTATAATAAGACCTTATCGGTCAGTGAATTTGCCACATCCCAGAGGTTAGCCATAGTAACGTGCCTTTTTCCAAGTAAGCGGTCATCGCTGCTATACTTATAGATATTCACGCTAATAACAGACTGGGTAAGTTCATTCCTAAGAATGGACGTAACTTCTTTCCAGACCTTCAACCCATTTCTGTATTCTGGGTCAGCGTATCTTTTCTCAATCACTAAATTGTATTCCATAATTCTTGTTGTTTTAATTGATTTGACGCTGCAAAGTTACACATTTTCCAGAATATAACCAAATAATTAGTGTTAAAAAAATTAAAAGGGCTGCAACCTGCATCTAGCAAGCCACAGCCCAGCGTCAACAATTTAAATATTTAGATATGGAAAGAAATAATAACTTAAGAATATCGCTCCACAATATCACGGAACTTAAGCGGATAGTTCCCCAGACTTACCTTAATAGCGGCCACCATCCTGTCAAACTTGTTTTCAACAAACTTGGAAAGGATGTTTTCAACGCTTTCCTTAAAGTCGAAATACTTTAGTTCAATGATAGCATTCCTGCCTTGTGCGTTTCTGATAATGTTAGAGAACTTTTTATAACTTGTGGGGTCTGTTAGGTCAAACTCACCACCAAACTTATCCAGCAGGATTTTTTCTACTGCTTGTGAAACGCTGCAATTCTCGCCAAGGTAAGCGCGACACATCTGGAAATCCAACAGGAAATCCGCGTTTCTCTTATAACCCTCGTAAATCTTATTATTCTTCATATAGTTATTAATATTTAGTCCGTACTACCCCAAACCACCTCGTTGGTCTTTGTGTCAAGAATGAACTTACCAAATTCTTCTTCTGCCGCAATCTGAGCCATCTGCAAATCATCGTCAGTATCAATCACTTCATCGTTGATGTCATAAACTTCATACCTTTTCATATCTTTTATTATTTAAATTGACGCTGCAAAGTTAGGAAATATTTTTGAAATAACCAAATTTCTTTTCAAAAAAGTGCATTGAGCACTCCCCAATGCCCAACGCACTGATTTAAAAAGGTTTACTCCTTAGATGTCTGGAATAAAATACCCGTCAATCTCTTTCATACCCTTAATGGCGTTCTTAGAGTTGGTAACTCCGATGCAGTCATAAGCCCATGAACCGATACGCTTATCCTTCTGCCAGTCGTAGTTGTCTCTTTTTACAACGTAGTCACCACCACCTTGACCATTTCCGTCACAGCACAGGAGAGGCAGCGGATGTGTACGCCATTCCCTTTTATTATGCTTTGGTATCTTCACATACTCTTTCTTGGTGAAATTGATAGCATAAGCATACTGGGGGATGTCTCGACCATATTCACGAGTAATAGCCAGAACAAAGTCCTTTACCTTCTTGCTGTCAGCAATATTGCTCGCCATTTCATAGAGATAATGCGTTCCTGTCTTTGTTGCCTTTGCATCGGCATAGTCACCAATCCAAGCAAAAGGCCTGCCATAGAATTCGTTAGCCAGCAACCAACATATTGCGCCCACAAACGTGTTACCGCACCAAGAATGTTCCGTTAGCTTCAAACCAGAGTTAAAAGACCAAGAGTCAATAGAATACTCAACTGGATTTTTTGCTGCTTTCCAGTTCTTCTTTAACACCGTTGGCATATAATACTGTCCCATAATTAAAATAATTTAAATTGTTAAACGTGGTGCAAAGTTACACAAAAAAATTGGAATATCCAAGAGATACCCCAATTTTTTAACATATTTTAGTACCACGACCCAGACTCGAACTGGGATGCTTTACAGCGGCAGATTTTCTTAGGCTTAGGAAAACCCTTGGACTATTTCATCACCATATCTTTCGACTTAGGTGGTAGGTATATAGTCTCTACGCATTTATCACATAGTGAACTTAGTTCGGCATTATTGTCATTTATAGGGCTGACACCTTTTCCGAATTAGCCTACTTCTACATGGGAGTTTCCAACCCATGCACTCATTACCCTTTGCGGTTTTTACTCCTAAAATTTTCAGTTTGGCTATGACAATTAGGACAAAGAATAATTAAATTCTCTATTCTATTATCAGTTGAATCACCATTTATGTGATGTAATTCACACACTAATGGTTCTCCTTGCCATTCTGATAAACCGCATTTCTCACATTTATTTTCTTTTAATCCTAATCTATATACAAGTTCTTTTACATACGCTGACCTAAGTGAACTATGTTCACAAAGATTAGGTTTGTATTTTTCCTTATAGATTGGATTATTTGGATTTTTATTCCAAAGTTGACCAGTAAAATGTGAGTAATCTACATTAAATTCATTTAGCTTTGTTTTAATTGTTCTAAGATTTCCACCTTTTGGTGTTAACCCTAATTTTCTACAAAGTTCGCAAAAAGAATAACAATCTTTTACTTTTTCTTCTAATAACTCTTTTGTGTAATTAACTTTCTTCATTGTAAAACGTATTTACAATAAATATTAGCGTTTACCAAAAATATTAAATAGAAGCAATGAATTTTTTTGCAACAATCCCAAATTTTTGTCAAAGTCTGCTGGGTCTGACCAATTTCCCCACCGTGGCATAATGTTTCACGTGAAACAATAAAAAACCATCCTATCTTCACAGACTGGATGGCGATTATTAATTCAAACTTTTAGTTAAAAAAGAATTATTATTTTGCCTCAAATTTCTTAAAGACGTGATACAATCCGTTCTGGCTTTTACCCCACGTCACAACGCCATCCAGTTCTCCGTTGCTGAATGCCAAACGTAATCGGTCGTGCGTATCGTCGATACGCGTCATCTGTATTGCTTCTGGTATCTCTGCGAAAACGCCATACTCTTCGATTTTCTGTGTAATGGTCTTGCAGGCATTATCCTTGTTGATAAAGACGCAGTTACCAAAAGCCTTGTTCATTGCATAAACTCTCTGTCCCATAGTTGTAGTATAAATATTGTTTTATTGTAATTTCTGTGCAAAGATATAATTTTTTTTTGTAAAAACCAAATTATTCATCCAGTTTTTTTACTTTCTCTTTAAATTCTGGGGAGGTCACCACATCGGCAACCATAATCCCCAGAGACAATAGTAGAAATAATCCGAATCCCATAGCATTCAATTTTCAAAATATCTCATAATCTAATCAATTACATAGTTTACATAACCATTATCTTTAGCAAACTTCTTTGCCATTTTCTTAGATGGGAAATAACGACACTCAATTGTGCAACCGTCATCCCAATAGTGATGCAATGTTACTTGTTTCTTTACCATAATCTCCTATATTTGTTTTGTTGATGCAAAGTTACACAAAAAAATTGAGAAAACCATAAGTTCTCTCAATCTTTTAACGTTTTTTAAATCAAATCCTTGAACTCTACTTCGATTGGGTCTGGGTCACCCTCTGGGTAATACTGGGTGTCAGTAACCCAATCCCATGAGTAGTCACCTTCGAAGGTGTAGTTGTCATTGATGTACGCTTGTTCGTCACCACCATACCTTTCTTCCAGTTCCTGTTCGTTAACGTCCTCAATAAGCAACTCATGCTCATTGTGGTCAATAATAGCAATCCTTCTCATAGCCTTATCTGTTTATAAGTTCCCACTTAATCCCTCTCGTATTAGCTGTATAGTGGTTGTCTGGCTCGTTGCCATCCTCAAAGTCACCCCTGCTGAAATACTCGTCAAATGACACCAGATTACCCTCCAAATCCACCTCTACATCATAGATGCAGCCACCAAAGCCGAATGATGTTGAAAATGTCGTGTCCTCGTCAACGTCCTTTTCCAGTTCTCCTGTAAAGTAATGGCTGTCAAGTTTGAACGTAACCTTTACGCCATCAATGTTCCTAATGGTGATGGCAATGCCGTGCTTCGGGCAGACCAGACCATCATACTTTTCATCAACAATTGTACGAGTGTATTCTGTCTTAACCTCATACCCTCCGTAGAAACGATTACCTTTAACCTTTTCTACACTCTCGATTTTTAATTCTGCTATTACCATAATGCTTATTATATTAGATTGTTATACTTACAGCCAACTAACAAACATTAGCTTTATTTCTTCCTTTACATCAAGGGGATTATCGGTGACGATAGAGCCACAGAAATTGACGATAATTGCAACGCCCTCTGGGGCAATAGTTACAGGCTGCGAGAAATCTGTGTCAGAATGCCTTGTGTGATACAGATGTTTCCCCTTTGGTAAAGTAGCTGGGTCAATTCTCACACCATCGTAAAATTCGATTACGTGAGTTTCCTTTTGTCTCTTAATACGAATTTCTAACCTATCACCATAATGCTGGGTGTCTGGGTTGTTGTAATTGTTACTAATCATAGCCTTAACTCTTTAACAATCCCAAATAGCTACTTCACCGATAGGCTGACTGGCTTCTCCCAAGTGGTCTGTGAGGGTCAAAATCTCTGCCCCAACTGCCAACGATTCACGCAGGAACTCTGCATACTCTGTCTCACCCTCTGAATGAGCATCAGCAATCCAGACGTTCACCATTTCATCATCTACACTTTCTAATGTATAGTTACCATTCTTACGCTGGTTGCCCTTAACCATTTCCACAGCGATGTCGTGCTGTTCTTCTGAAAGGTCAAATGTTTCAACCTTACCAGAATCCAAATTTGTAATTTTTCTCATAATCTTATATTATTTAGTTGTTAGACGATGCAAAGTTAGGGAAAATCATTCTAATAACCAAATATATTTAGATTTTTTAAGAAAATAATGGAGGGCATCCATTTCTGGACACCCTCCCTCAACCTAACAATTTCATTATGGAAAACAACAGCGTTTTACAACGCAAGAATATAGCTGGGACTGACAGGTTCGAACTGTCGTCTGCACAAGCCTCTTTGGCTATGTTTTCTTCCAACTGAAATCCCAATATAAAATGGTTAACCTATAGCTACGCTAAATTACTGGGTAGTGACTTCGGCAACCAGAACCGCCGCACCTCGTGAGAGAATAGAGTGAAAATTATAGAGTGAGAGCGGTAAAGTCAAAGTTAATAAAACCACTTTTGATTAATTTAAAATAATATTATACTATATTCCCTCAATCGGGCGGGGGTCGTTCACTATTATTCATATACGTTACAATTAAGTTGTTAATAAATGGGAGGCGGGACTGTGATAGCCGCTCTTGCTTGCTCTGTTGCTGCCAGCAGGTGCCTGTGTGCCCAGACCTCCCCCGTTTACTCTCTCTCTGGTTAGTTCATAGGACGAATCTTATAGAGTTGCGTCTTAGAGCCATCCTCATTTTCCCTAACCTTTCCTGGCATTGCCACCACTCGAATGTTACGAGTGTGTTTGTCCAATCTCTTTTGTCCACTCATACTATTAATTTTTTAAATAGCTTATTATTTGGGCAAAGATATATTTTTTTATTGTAAAAAGCAAATTCTGGTTTATCTTTTTTACTTTCTTTAACAATATGCGCTCTGTTCATCCAGAAATTCCTCTACATCCAGAGTATCACGAATCTCCCGCTCTAACTGGTCATTATCAATATCTCCGTTTTCATCTTCAAAACGTGATAGAGAAAGCCCCTGTAACTCACAGACGAAATTACCAGAATCGTCGTGGATGTCAATGCCGCTTAATGTTTCAGTAGCAACATAACCTGTTTCACTTATATACTCCATAGTTCAAATCTCTTTTAAAATAGGCTGGGTGGCAGGACAATCTGCCGCTTATGGCGTTGTACGCACTGCTCCGCTGTCCCATAACGCACCCAAGCCTGTTGTTACTTATTTGTCTAATTCTTGATTGATAAATGCCGCAACACCATAGACCTCATCCCAGTTAATGTTTTCAATGGGATAGTCGCTACAATCCTCAACCTGTAATGTAATACCACCATTCTCATCAAGAAATGCACCCTCAACAAGAGAGAAAGCGTTACTGGCATACTCTGGGTGATTACCGCCGTCGTAGGTTACTGATACCGAGTTATTACACTCTGTAAAGTCAACACTACCACCATTCTCTTCCAAGAACTTCTTGATGTATATTTCACTCTTTTCGCGAATCTCACGTTGTACTGGAATAATACTATCGTAAAGTTCATCAGCCTTTTTAAAATACGTCTGCCTTTTCATACCTTAATATGCTTTAAATCCTGCCTTATGGTCGTATGCTTTCTTGTGCAGCCAACCGCCACGAGTTTCGTCAAATAGATAGACGTGGTAGCAGACGATGTGCTTATAGATGTCCACCTGTGTATTAGCCTGTTTTGGCTTAATATCGTCCCACTTTTCGTAGATTAATCCCTGGTCTGGTTTACCTCTATTGGCATAGTGGCGAATACGGTCATTTTCTATTACGCTACAAAAGCCACCAATAACCAGATTTTTCGCTGCCTCGTAGCCGTTGAAATTTGCTTTGAGAGCATCTCCAACGCCACCCTTAACGTAGCCGTCCCAATGGCAATAGATACCTATGTACGCGCTCTGGAGTTTCACATTCTGGCTGTGCTCGTCTCCTACCTCATCACACCAGATTTTTCCAGTAGAATCCTTTTCTAACCATTCATCTAACTTAACACCCTCTGGGAGTTTCTTCTCGTCGAACTTAAACACCTTTCCGATGTCCTCTGGACGAACCTTAATAATTACGCAACTTCTTGTAGCCATACTTCCATAATGTTTTATTAAGTTCCCCAGAAGGACTATCCCTCTGGGGGTGAATCGGGGTAGCGTTTTACGGCTTTGTTTCCCTATCACGTTGCAAAGTTAGCCAAAAAAATCCAGATAGCCAAATGTTTCTGGATATTTTTTTGTTATATGTATAACTTTTTCTGGTTTCTTTACAAAACGCCAATGGGGGGCGTAGCAATTCTACGTCCCCTGCAAACAATAAAACAATAAAAAATGGAAATCTAATCCATCCTCAAAATCTGGCTTTCACGTTCACCACAAATAGTAAACTCTTTAATATCGGCATCCTCTGCTATGTTACGAGCATTATCCAGAGCCTCACCCTCATCATTACCTGTAGTTTCTACAACAATAGAAGCATTGTAGTTTAATTGAATTGTATATTTACGCATAATGTTTAATGTTTAATGTTTCCATAATAAAGTGAATACTATGCCGCTTCCTTACGGCTTAACCTCCACGCCATCTTTATAAAGCGTATTGAACGCTATTAAGACGTGCAGGACACTAATCTCATCAACACAATCAATCCCACCAACTGACTCCATAATGGCATCAGATATTTCCTTGCTGTCCTTTATGGCTTTCATCTGGGGATAGAACATATCAAACCTGTGACCCCTGTAGTTTTCACAAATGGCGTGACCATCATAAATGTCAAACTCGATAGGTTTACTAAAACCCTCGATATTTAGCTTCTCCGTGCAAACCTTTTTGCCGTAGTGCTTTTCCCAAATTTTGTTTTCTTCTTTTTCCATCATTATTTAATGTTTTATTCAACTGGTGCAAAGATATATAAAAAAATTCAGAATCCAAAATGAATCGGACTCTGAATTCTTAAAAAAACTTAACAAACAAATTATATTATGGAAACAATCTTATTGCGAAAATCCATAGACAGCTATTGAAAACACTAATAGCAAAACTATAACTACAAATGTATTGAAATCCCTCATAGCCAATTATCCATTATATCCTCGTAGGTATCAGCATCTTCAACCAGAAGAACCTCGCTGAACTCGACAGCACACTCTTTTGCTTCTTCACTCCATAGCGGCAGACCTTCCCATTTCTCTCTTGCCTCATCCAAAGAATCAGCATCAATAATAAGGTCAGCACTGAACTTAATTCTTACACTCTTTGCCATAATATTGTTTACTTGTGACGTACCATTGATTTAAGCATCTCGTACACCTTAACCCTGTTGTCAAGGGTCATATAGATGTCAGAAGAAACAAGTGCATCCACATCATTCGAATGGGTATTGTAACTGCATTCCTCGGAGCAAAGCAAATAGAATCCGCTCTCTGGCCTACCCTCATAAGGTAGAACATAGCTAATATACTTTGCCGTCGCAACACTAACAACACTCTCATTCTTTTTACCATTGACCTTTGATGATACCAGAGAAATGGGCTTTTCTAACTTGATGCTTTCACCCTCTTCACCAAGTTCTTTTAGGAGAGCAAAACAGGCTTCACGTAAAGCATTATTAAACTCTGAAAAACTGCTCTCAACTGGGTTTGTAATGTTCTTACTGATTTTCATAACTCTTATATTTTAATTGTTAGACACTGCAAAGTTACAAAAAAAATTCCAAATAACCAAACGTTTTATGGTTTTTTTTGTGGAGAGGGTTAAAAAACCCAATCCACAAACTCATTGTTAGCCTTTACCACGAAGGGAGTATCAGGCACTCTGAACTTACGCTTTCCGTCTTTCTCGTCGATGTAGTAATCGCCTGCTGTCTTATGATAGTGCAGTCCTACAATATGACTGGCAGGGTCTAAATATCTCATGTCGTAGGAATTTCCGTCGCAGATAGGATAACCATGAAAACTCTTAGGCAGTTTCTCGCTAAAGAATACAACGGCCACCTTGCCGCCTGCATCAAGGAATCTCTGGCATTCATCCCAATTATAACCATTGTAGGATAATGTAAGGTCGTAGTTAGAATACTGCTGCATCAGCTTGATACGGCTCGGAACTTTCGTATAGTCGTAGAACTGAATGTCTGGGAACAACTCTAATATGTTCTTGCCAGTATCTGGGTCTTTGAACAGGACTGGAGACAGGTCACTTGTGCCGTTCAGACGTACCGAAAAGCCCATGCCCATACGTGCAGCCTTATTCTGGTATTTCTTTAACTCATGAATCAACAGGCGCATAAACAAAGCCCTGTCCTCGTAGAATAGTCTGGTTTTCTTGATACGAGACCTGTTAATCAAGCTACCCTCCACACCACGAGCTAATTCGTCGCACTTGTTCTGACCAGAACCATTAAGGCAGAATTGCTTGCAGTGCTCACTATTAGGGCAAACGTTATAGCCGCTCATATCCGCAGGAGCAAGATAGAGACAATAGGTCATAGTGCCGTTCTCATAAGAGAGACGCATTTTCGTGCTCTGGGCTACGCTACCTAAATAAGATACACCCAGATTGTCAAGTTCCTTACCATAATAAAATTTTCTTTCCATAATGCTTGTTGTTTAAATGATTATTGTTAAATTGTCGGTGCAAAGTTACATATAAAAATCGAATCTACCAAATTTTTTGGGGAAAAACTTATAAATCTATAGTAAATTTTCTTATTTCTTTACAAAAAGGGGGTGCGCCTATGGAAATGGAATCGAACCAGAACGCACACCTTTGCACCCCTTATATTTTATGATGCTATGAACTCCACATTAGCCATCTGGCAACCACAATCAGCCCTATCACAATTAATATTGTAACCAGATAACAGGTTTTCGTCGTAGGTGGTTAGAATCATATCGTCATCAATACGTTCACCACATACGGGACAGGTGATAACAAAGTCCTCGTAGCTATCCAGAGGGAACACCTTAGTGAGTCCCATGACTTCTTGAAGCACTACAGCGGTCATAACGCCATCGTAGATTGCCAGACAGCCATTTACACCATCCATGCTATTTTCGAGCCGTATAGCCTTTATATTGGTTAATACGTTAATCATATTGCCTACCACCTTATCAAAGATGTAGATGCGAATCTTATATTTCTTTGTTTTCATAACTTTATATTATCATAATGTTAAGAAATGAATTCCCCACCCCGTTTAGGTGGGGAATCCGAAAGTATTTAATATGGCATCACATACTGGTCGATGAAGTCTACCATAGCCTCATTCTGAGGGAAGAGTTGGGTGGTGTCCATAAGATGTGGCTTATACATCTCATTTGCCAGCGAATAGAAGTCCCACGCGCTAACCTGTTTGTTGTGGGCGTTGCGAAGGAGCAACTGCTCGGTCAACTGGTTAATCTGGAAGTTGTTCAAGGGATATGTTCCTTGAATGTGAACGTCCCTTAGAGAGGAATCAATTGCCACACGAGTAGCTGTTAGCATTCCGATTAGCATGAAAATCTTTGCAGGCGGAATGATTGTAGCCTTCATTTGTGCAATCTTTTGGTCATCTTGGAATGTGATATTGTGAATATCCGACACCCATTCACGCACCTTGTTCAGTACGTCCAGATAAGTAATTTTCTCCTTTAAACGACCAGCACCACGAGAATAGGTCTGGAATGAACGCTCCTTACCAAGAATAGTCTGGTTGTGGCAGATGCGGACGTTACGACCGATTGCCACTTGAATGCCCTGCTGGTGATAAGAAATGGCAATAGACTGGTCGCTCTCACCATCATCAAAGCCATTGATGTGGATAGTGGTGTAAACTCGGCGAACAGTGAATGCTGCGACGTTCAACTCAGCCAGAGGGTCAGCGACGAGGGTCTTTGAAATATCCCTGTTCAGACTAACACCTGGGTACTGGCTTCCACCAGCCTTAGCTGCGAACATATCAAAGATAGTAGGTTCAAGTCCTGCCTCTCTCACGATGTCCATCACCTGTTCTACCAGCTGGAAATGATGAATGCCGTGCATAGGCTGACCACCATTCAACTCTCTATTGGTGCGCTTCAACTGCTCCAAGGTGATGTCTTGGGTTTTGAACTGCTCCCAATCCTTGAAGTGGTCTGGGTCATAGAGTGCAACTGCTGTTTCTGTTACAGCCTCAGCCATGTTAGTGTTGTTCATAACTTGGGGCATCTCGATGCCCTCGTTGAAGTTAATGCCTCCGAAAATATTTGCTGCCATAATTGTTAAGTTTGTTAGGCTACCCTCGGACTATCCTTGGGTTTCTGGGTGCAAAGTTAGACAAAAAAATCGAAACTACCAAATATTTTTGAGAAAAACTTGCTATCTTATGGTATTTTTTAACGTTTATTCACAAAAAGGGGGTGCATCTTCCCAGACAACCCCCTTTTCAATGAATCTAATCACTTTATTATGGAAACAAAAACATTCACGTCAGAATCACGTAATCGTTTAAATCTTTAGAGATACACCCTGCTAACTGGTAGTCATCGATAATGCCATCACCCAACAGGGAGGCATCTTCGAGCCCGTTCCATGCTTGATGGTATTCGTTGCATTCATCATCAGATGACATAAGAAGCATTTTCTTGCCGTTACCCAGTGTCTGTTGCTTCTTACACATTTCGGCTAACTGGTCTATAGTAATTCCGTTCATAACTCAACTGCATTAATTATTCTATAGTCATATACTACATCATCATCCCAAGAGTCGATAGTAACTACGTCTAAATCCGTAGTTTTCTCGTAACGCATTTCATTCTCCGTCAGTCTGCCAGTCAGTTTATCTACTAACTTTGTTCTTTCCTCATCAGCCTTTTCCCTTGTAGAGCAAATGACTGCATCCCTCTGAACCTGTGTGTCATCATCACCTGCACAAGCAATCTCAATTAATACTATATACTTTTCCATATCTTTTGTTAGGTGGTGGGGAATTTCACCCCACCTGTGTATTAAACAAAATTAGACACAATATCCATCATCGTATCAACGTTCTCAATATCGTCAAGAGACGTTTCATCAGTAGAATCAACACGTCTGTCAATGACCCCAATATCACCAAAGCGGTTGATGATAGTAAACCTGTCAGTTGTCAGTTCGGTGCAATTACGCTTTTCCCATAGTTTAGCCATCACACCTTTAACGGCTTCACGCAGGTTGTCCAGTAAATCATTGTAGTCATTCTCTGCCTTGTCATAAGCACCTGCAACTACCTTCCACTCATCTTCGGTAAGGACTTTATTGCCTTCCTTGAAAAATTCGTTTATATCCATAATTCTATTATTTAATTGGTTTACGGGTGCAAAGTTACACAATCTCCAGAATATATCCAAATTATTTAATGATTTTTAAGATATTAATTCTCTCATGTACGCGTGTATATAATAAGGTGGGAAAAAATAATTAGAAAAAAGGTATCCAAAAATTTGGATAGCTCGAAAAAAATACCTAACTTTGCAACCGTTTTAATCAATATCAACAATATATGTCACAAGTTTATAGTAATAACCAAGTATTTAAGGCAGCTGCCTCTGGCATAGCTTCCTACCTTAACTCTGGGTAGGAGACAGAAAACATATTGCCCCTGTGGTATTTATATCCTATGGGCACAACACGCGTGTGGGGATGACGAAGCAACGTCCTCATGCGCCAGGTCGTATACATACGTGAACAAATAACTGGTCTGTACTTATTCAAGTACTATATACGTAAAATATAATAAGATAATGGTATTTTTATTAGCTGCATTTATGGTGGTGGTCATCATCACATTGGGAATTCTGTGGATGTTAGAGCGCCCACGAGCGAGGCTCCAGGAGGGCGACGCCAGTGAGGGAGGCTCAGAGGTCCAGCGACCGATGGACGATATTGACAGAGAGATAGTGGCACTGTACTACGCCAGGAAGCTCCTTCAGAAGGGTCACGCGCCAGGATTCGGATACCTAACTGAAATAGATATCATCAGGAGGTACAGTATAAGCCTGGAGGAGCTAGAGCTACGACGGGACAGGCTCCACCGATGGCTGCTGGGCCTGGGCGACAGTACATAGTCTGGATTGTACTTATTTAAGTACTGTATGAACAGATGGTACCTTAGGTACCAGGTAAGTGAGCTGAGCTAAGAGAGCTCCTGGTGAAGAGCTATCCTGGTGTTATAAATACTGTTAAAAATTTGGTTATTAGGAAAAAAATATATATCTTTGCACCACATTAAATTATATATTGTATAACCTTTTAAAAAAAAGAGACACATGCCAAGAATTATTATTAAGGAGAGTGGGAAACCAGACAAGTGGGTTAAGAACATCAACAAGCTCACTGGCGAGGTGACCTTTACCACAAATCGTAGTGAGGCCTTTGTAAGAGATGGTGGCTTCTACTGTAAGGGAGAAATAAAGTCCCTTAAGAACCCTATGCTGTACGACCATACTAAGTATCCAGAGCTGATGTATGCCCAGATAGATGGGAACGGTTGGTAAGACATTATATAGTCCTGCTTGTACTTTTTTAAGTCTAATATGAAACTGTTATAATATGGGAGTATATTTAAAGCATAAGGATAAGAATGTCTTCTTCAAGTCGTACAACGGCGTCACAGGAGATATTCAGTTTACAGAGGATGTAAGTGAGGCGAAGCCGTATAAAAATGACTGGTTCGCTAAGGCTGAGATGGATTACCTTAAGTTCCACTTCCCAGAATACAAGGAAGAATATCTGGACAAGATGCAAATTTATTTCACATAGCTATGAGGGCAGTCATCCTGGAGCTTACCCTCAATGGGCACAAGCACACTTACTACAGACGCACTGATATGTTTGGGAGGGTGGTAACAACCACCAACAAATACAGTGCGCGTAAGATAAAGGAGAGTGAGGTGCCTGGTATCGTGAAGCTCCTCATACAGGAGCACGGAAAAGAGAATGTCAAAGACATTAACCCAATAAGTGGTGATGAATAATACTCATCACCATTTTTTTTATACCTATCCAAAAAAAATCTGAGACTCGTCACAGAATCTCAGATAGTATTGACTGTACTTTTTTAAGTACCATTCACCCATACCATTCCTCTGGGTTGCCATTATAGTGATACATAGGTGGTACCCTTTGTGCCCCAATACTGGGTGGGAAGGTACAAGACACTGGATAAGGTAACTTCAATTGGTGAACATCCATTGGGTCTGGCCTATTGGGCAAGTCATTAATTGATATGCCTGGAGAGTCATCCCTACCAAACGCCTCTTCCAGCCCTGGCTTTGTTCCCCTAATCAAAAGCTCTGTCTTTCCTTTCTTGCACGTAACATACGCACGGTCAAGATTGCGAATCATATCCTTCTGGAAGGGAGCCATAAATATATTGCTCTTCTTCAAGAAATCATCAAAAGAGTTAAGACTGTAGAATGATATTGGGGACCTGTTAAGGTCAGACCATTCATAGAAATATACAACCCCCTTATAACTTCCATAATCACTGCTGGTGTTAATTCCGCCACAACGATATCCCATAGGATAATAACTGGAAGTTGAAAGCCTCTCCTTCTCTTTCCTTATGATATAAGCCCTAAACAGAGCCCAAAGTATTTCCTTCTTTATATTTCCCATTTTTATTAAGTCAATAAATCAGTTTCTTCACAAGCTTCATACATCATATCAGCATAACTCTCCTCAGCCATTATCTCCAATGCGCCACGTTTCCTGGCATAAGGATTAAGACAACAGTGACTAACAGGCTTATAAGCCAGCTTCTCTCCAATATATGGAGGCACAAGGAAACCCTCCTGCTGACAGTATTCATCAAATTCAATAAGAGAATCAAATTCTATCCTATCATACTTGTCTTGATAGTTTGGATAATAGTAAATTTTAATACTACCGCCAATTTCATCTGGCTCCTCTTCAAAACCACTATAAGGAGTATTGATGTCAATTATCTTTGTCCCCTTGCTGCGATGTCTCGAACGATGCTTGGTATGCTTCTTCTTGCCCTTGGAGTTAAGCTTATTCAGCTTCTTAAAATATTCATCCTCCTCAAAGTCATCACTGTTACTACTGTTAGGTGGGAATATGATACACCCATCATCATCCACATAATAGTCATCATCAGACGTACCATTGTAGTAATCGCGAAGTTTCCTCATCTCATCGTCATACTCGTCATCGTATAGATAACTGTAACGTCCACCTAAACTACGGCCTACTGACCTCCAGTATTCTTTCTCCTCTTCAACCTTTCTACTAACATACTTGGTGAATAGGTCCCATAGACTACTGTGAGATATACCAGGAGTTACTATATTAATCTTCTTAGACATTTATTCCTATTATATAATATATGTGCAAAGATATAAAAAAAATATTAGAAAACCAAATTATTTATCTGGTTTTTTAACACCTTCGCAATGAACATAATACTTATCCGTCCTTATAACACTATTAATACCACCAGTTCTACTAAGAATAATCTTATCCTTGAAGGAATGTATCTTGAAAGTAGGAGAAGTAGTATCAGCTGGGTCATACCAAAACTTTACACGCATAATCTCACCTTCCATAGCAAACGTCCAACTATGAGCAATTGAAGTATTAATATATCCATCGTTCGCCTTGTCACTGGCCTCCTTATAAGATGACATCTTCTCAATAACGCCAGCATCAAATGTAGATGCGAATAACTCATCACCACAAATCCCACAGTGAAGATATGTTATAGGATAACTATAATCAAACGTCACATCATTTGCCTTGGCCATTAACTTGGCAACACAGCCATTGAATTTCTCAACAACCTTGCCAAGGGAAATCTCTGGGTGGCACTCAGACATAAAATCCTGGAACTCTTCCAAAAGAGTAAACTGAGACTCGCACAATTCATTATTCAAACCAAAATAATGATAAGCTATTTCTAATTTGTAAAACAAGTTAGCCTCACTTTTATATAAAATGTTCATATTATAATATTTTTAAAATTTTTCAAAGTTTTACACAGCGGACAGTTTTTTTATTACTTTTTTCCTGTATCTGCTACTATATTTTTTACTAACATTTCTATGCTTTTTTCTTATATTTTTACTATCTTACCAGTGTATTTTTCTCCTTGTATTTTTATTTCTGTAAACGCCAGTATGCATAGATTAGGAAAGGCTAGTAAATACCAAAAAAATTCTTTGATTCCTTATATTTTTAATTCCTTCATTATCAGCAAGTTACGAGTAGTTTTTCAACGATTTTTTTGTGTACATTTGCGGTTACGTTACGTGTATTTTCTCATATTTTTTTGGTACATTTATTATTTTGCTATTATTTCCATTTATTTCCATTCATTTTAATGAATGATTTCCAGTTATCCAGTGTGTTTATGAATTCTGTTTCTTTTCCGTTTGATGAGTTAAAGAATGTTTCTGCCACTTCTTCTATTGTTTTTCTTTGTGGGCTATATTTGTTATAGAATGAAAAATCCTGCATCATTTTTATAGCTGTTTTGAATGTATTATGCATTTCATTTCTTTTTGCCCAGGTTATGAGCAATTTAAGTGTTTCTTTTTGGTCAGCTGGTTTAATTTTGATTTTTGGCTGATTCATATATTTTTTCTTCTATTATTGGTGATATTGTTTTGATTGCGTCTTGTAGATACAAGAGGGCATATTTTGCTGTAAATTCATATGCTTTTTCCAGTTTTTCTATTGCTTCATTTATTGTGCAATGTGAATTATTCATAACGTTCTCTGGTGTTGAGAGCATTAGTTTCATTACCAGTGAAAGGTTTCTTAGTTGTATAAGTGATTGTTTTGCTTTCACCAGTTCTTCTGGTATTTTATTATGTATATTATTTTCCATTACTCAAGTGCTGCGTTAGCGAATTCGAGGTCAGTTATTTTATGTTTTGTTGTTGTTCCTATTGTTGTAAATTTGAGTTTGCATTGTTGTTTTTTTCTGAACGCGAGTGCATCTTTGCAGGCAGTTCTTTTATTTGAGTATATTGCGCAGTCTGTTACTGTAGTATATTTGTCTGTAAGTGGTGATATTACCAATTTATCATATGTGAGGTGTAGTACGTGTAGTTCTGTTGCTTCTCTCATATTTTTATAGAGCAAATCTATTCCTTTGACCATCATTTCCTCGTTCATAGCTGCTGCATTGAGCCAGACGTCCATATCTGGTACGAGCAGTAGTGGTTGTTCTAACATTTTATTCATATGTTTGATATGGACCATTGGTTGTCCATTTTCAATTTTGAATCCTGTCATATAGAGTTTGAATCCTAGTTCCACTGGTTCCAGTTCTACTTGTCTTATTCCTTCTATTCCGCTGATATATGCTGCATAGTCTAGTGCGTCTATCATATGGAGTAGTGTTATATCTCTATTAGCTGAGAAATTATCGTTATTATTTTCCATATTTTCCTTTAATTATCAATGTTTTTTTCCACGCCTTAAGGTATAGTTCATTGTG